GGTGTTAAACCGGCACCCGTCAAACGACCGGTAAATCCATCAAACGAGATAATCACCCAGGAGGACATTGCAGCTTTTTACGAAAAGAAACGCAGGGGTTTTTACCAAGGCAGGGAGGCCGAGGCAGACGCCGAGGAAAAAAAGATAGAGAAAGCAGTAGTGGAGAATCGAGTAAAATAAGCAGTAATGTCATGGGTTAAAATTTAGAAAGGAAAATCCCATGGCAGTATATCCTATTAATTCAGCACATCCAGATTATAGCTCCACCGGGAGTTATAAATTCATTCCCCAACTGTGGGCTGGAAAGATGATTGTGAAGTATTACGACAGTACTTTACTCACAAGAATCTCTAACACAGACTACGAAGGACTCATTCGGAAACAGGGTGACACCGTAATCATTCGGTCAATCCCAACCATCACCATCTTCGACTATAAGATGGGCGATACCCTTACTTACGAACGGCCAACATCTACGCCTCTTACCATGGTCATCGACAAGGGTAAAGCGTGGGCCGTGGAGCTTGACGACGTGGCAAAGGTTCAGACGGACCTTCCTCTGTTGAACAAGTTCACCGACGATGCAGCGATGCAGATGAAAATCTCCATCGAAACCGCATTTTTCGCCGATAGCACAATCTACGGTGGAATGCACGCAAGCAATACCGGGGCGACAGCCGGAGTGAAATCTTCGAGTTATTCTATCGGTGTCAACGCTGGTGGAACATACACCGGAGTTCAGGTTACAGACGCTAACGTCCTCGATTATATCGTTGACTGCGGCTCCGTCCTGGACGAGCAGAATGTTCCCGAGACAGGCCGTTGGTTTGTTATTCCTACCTGGATGGCCGGACTCATCAAAAAGTCTGACCTTAAGGACGCTTCCCTTACGGGAGACGGACAGTCCGTGCTGAGAAATGGCCGGATTGGAACAAACAGCGGTTCTACAGAGTCTCTTTTTGGCGTGAATGATGCTATTACCTTCGCTACCCAGCTAACCGAGACCGAAAGTCTTCGTTCGCCGGATTCTTTTAGCGACAGGGTTCGTGGTCTTCAGGTTTATGGTTACAAGGTAATCAAGCCTGAGGCTTACGGGGCATTGATTTGCTACAAGTAAGAGTATCCTAAAAACACTAACTTTTAGTATTTAAAGTCCTACCGGGGAGTGGGAATAGACCCTTCCCCGGTAACTTATTGCAATAACGAGGTGGTCTATGTCAGTTCGAGAAAAAGTAAGATTTGGAAAAGTTGGTCTTACAGGAGTAAAGAAAGGTGCTAACCTCGCAGAGGATACGCTTGTTCTCCTGGAAGATGGTAAAGGAAACGCCCTTTTGGCAACCGGAACTCTTTCCGCACCAGCGGTGGCTTCTGGGTTTGCTAAAGGGTGTTTATATATTGACACTAATGTTAGCTCGGGAACTAGCGGACTTTATGTCAATGTCGGAACAATAACCACAGCGGTTTGGAAATTAATTACTAACGCCGCATAAATTCGAGAGGGGCAACTCGTTAAAAGTGCTAAGTGAGGTCCACGATGGGTTTGAGAGAAAAATTAAATGCAGGTGAAATTGCTATCAAAGGGACGCCGGAAATGCACGGCGGAAATGAAGTAAAAGTTATCCTTAGAGATGGCATGAATAGAATGATTAGGGTTGCCAGCACATCGGTAGCTGCCGCTTCTTTTGCGGGAGTTGCTGGATTTTCGGTTGGGGCAATTTTGATCGAAGAGGGGGCAACAGGCCCCGGTCTTTACGAAAATATTGGAACTGAAGCGTCTGCTGATTTTTATCAGCTTGCACAGGTAGGCCCAGCGGGGGCAACTGGTCCAGCGGGACCTACGGGTGCAGCGGGAGCAGGTGGAGCAACGGGTCCTGCGGGAGCAACCGGACCAGCAGGGGCAGCCGGATCAACAGGGTCGGCGGGAAGTCAAGGCCCAACGGGTCCCAGCGGTTCTTGGTATCTGATTGAGCCCACGGGTCCTACTGGTGCTCAAGGTCCAACGGGTCAAACAGGTCCAACAGGTCCAGCGGGTGCACAGGGAACCGCAGGGGCAGAAGGTCCTACAGGCCCAACAGGAGCTACTGGTGCCGCAGGGGCAACAGGGGCAACGGGTCCTGCTGGTGCAACCGGAGCGACGGGAGCAACAGGGGCTACAGGTCCAGAAGGTCCTACCGGAGCGGCTGCTGGCGGAACAGGTGCGGTTGAACCGTACAATATGAGGGCATTGGAAATCTCTTCCGAGACGGGAGACGCCGATGGTACACTTTTAGCACAGGTTCTCGTAGGAGGTGCGTTGACAATTTCTGGATTTACGGCACAGCATACCCTAACTACCGATACTGGAGCAAACCTTGAATCAGAATTGGGTGGCGGTCTTTCTAACGGAGCTTGGTTTGATGCTATCATTAGCAATGAAAGTACGCAAACCATTATTCTTGCCGGTGGAAATAATGTGAGTGTCAACGGACAGGCATTTATCGTACACGGGACAAGCGTTTTGGTTCGGTTCGTAAGGACCGCAGCAAATACGTTTGACGCCTTTGTGATTGGTCTTCCGTAAAATCAAATAAGATTTGGGGCTATCTTTCGGGGTAGCCCCATCATTTTTCTTTGGGAGGAGAAAGATGGGTCCGATTCATCCAACTGTAAAATTTGGACGTGATGTAAAGTTAGGTAATTTTGTAGTAATTGGTTCAGGGTGCATAATCGGCAACGAAACTTTCATCGGAAATTTTGTGAACATAAGAGAAGGCTGCCGATTTGGCGATAATTGTTCAATAGAGCATTTCGTCAGTTGTGCAGCTTTTTGCGTTTTTGGTGACCACGTAACCATTAAGGCTCATAGCAATATGGCTCAGGGAATTCAGGTGGGGGAAGATACCTTCATCAGCGTTGGAGTCATGACTATGAATACCAGGAAGATTTCTTATGGTAGAGATGCCGTTGAGAGAATCTATCAACCCCCGGTTATCGGACGGGCAGTTCGAATAGGCGGTGGGGCAATCATTATGCCCGGGGTCACGATTGGAGACAATGCGGTGATAGGGGCCGGCTCGGTCGTAACCAAAGATGTTCCAATTGGCGTGTTAGTGCTGGGAAATCCTGCACGGATTATCAGAGATATTCCCGAGGAGGAATGGTTATGAAACTCGGGGTAGCAATGATAGTCAAAAATGAAGAGGCCGTTCTCGCCAGGTGTTTAGATTCCCTGGAAGGAATAGACGAGATTGTAATTCTTGATACAGGTTCCTCCGATAATACCCGTGACGTAGCCCAAAAATACACGGATAAGTATTTCGAGGGGGTCTATACCTGGAATGACAATTTTGCAGAGGCCAGAAACAAGGCCCGGGAGCTTTCAACTGCGGATTGGATTCTTCATATAGACGCAGACGAATGGTTAGAAGAAGGGGGATTAGAAAAAGCACGGAAAGCTATCGAAGCTCATCCTAATGCAAAGGCCCTAGACGTAACTGCTACCTCTGCACATAAAGAAAGTAGCAATATAAAGCCCAGGCTCTCAAGAAATCTTCCCGAAGTTAAGATGATAGGTGCATCTTAATGTCAGGGGTGAAGCGGATTCTGGCGTAACTATTTATTACAGTTATAGCCCCGCCCATAAGAACGACCCGGATAGAGCATTAAGAATTTTGACCCGGGAATTGGAACGAGACCCATCCCTAAAGAGGGAGCGTTTTTATCTAGCCCGTGAATACGTCTATAGGAAACAATGGGACCAGGCCATTCAAGAATATAAGGCATATTTAAAAATAGCAACCTGGCAGCCAGAAATTGCGGACTCTTTCTATAGCATGGCTTATTGTTACAAGATGAAAGGTGATTGGCCGGAAGCCAGAAAGGCGTGCCTTCAAGCCATAGGAATAAACCCGGATTACAAGAGGGCCTTAAGGTTGATGGCCCAACTTTCTTGGCCGTATAATAGGGCCAAGTGGAATAAGATAGCCGATGCTGCACAAAATAAAGACGTACTTTTTACATAGGATGGACAATGAGAATTTGTGCGGTACTTCCAACCTTTAAACGAAGGGTAATCTTGCCACTAACCTTGGATTATCTTTTAAAACAAACAGAACCTCTCTTTAAAATTGTGGTAGTTGGAAGTTGTTATGAGGACCTAGAAAGCATAGAGGTTTCTGACGACAGAATTTTTTACACACATTATAATAATACCCCACTTTCAAATAAGGTAAATCATAGTTTGAGTGTGGTCAAGCAATTTGAACCAGACATAGTTCTCATGACTAGCTCCAATACCATACTTTCTATTAATTATGTGGAGAATATGGTTCCGATTATTGAATCCGGTAAGGCTATGGTCGGTAATCGGTATATGTATAATTTGGAGACTAAGGGAGGGTCAGAATCAATCAGGCTCGTAAGAAATGATCCT